ACGGCTTTCAATTAATGTATCTGACATTTTAGATGTCTCCCTTTTAATTACATTCCAGCAAGTTTCTTAAGAAGTACAATACCTTCTCCGTCCACTTGACTGTTATTAGATTGTTTGTTTCCAGTAACTTCTCTACGATTTTCCGCTAAAACTTCTTTCTTTGGAGCTTCGTTTTTTAGTACTGCTGGCAAATATTTGTCATAACTGACTTGTAACTTATCAGTTGTAACGTTCTCGAGTAAACTTTGCATTACGTCAGCCTGCTTGTTAGCTAATGGCTTCATTAATTCATTGAGTTTTTCTTCTTTCGATACCCTCGTTAATACGCCCAATTTTTGCCTTTTGAGCTTCCACTTCAGTTGCAGATGCTTCTGACTTCTCAGTAGCTTCTTTAAGTTGTTTGTCTTTATTAACAATTACTGCTTCTAACTCTTTCATTTCTTGATTTTCATTCAAGTAACTAGTTGAATATTCAGCGGCAAATGTTTCAAACATCTTACGTCCAAAGTTATTTTCACGAGCTTGTTTGATATCTTCTTTAAGTTGAGTAAGTTCGTCTCGTAAAGTTGATGTTACAGACTCTTTTACAAGTTTGCTTGATTTCTCAATGAATTTCTTCTTAAGCGTATCAAGTTGATTTTTAGCTTCAGCTACTAATTTTACTTTAGTTTCAATGACGTCTTTTTTGTCTTTATGGAACTCAGTAATTTCAGATGCTAAATTTTCGATCACAAACTTTTCAAGTTTTTCCATCGTGCTTTGTTGAATCTTACGATCACTTCTTAGTTCGTTAATTTCTTCAGCTAATTTCTTAACTAGGAAATTATTAAACTTTTCAGCCGCTTCAGACATTTTAGCGTTATACTTAACTCTGTCTTCAGCAAGTGCTGATTTTTCAGCAACCACTTGATCAATTTCAGCTTTCAGGTTTTCTGTTACCATCTTGTCGAGAGCCTCAACCATTGTTTGTTTATCATGCTCATAACGACCAGCAAATTCCTCACGAAGATCTGTACGAACTTCTTCACGGATTTCTAACAACTTGGCATCCCAAGCTTCAGTAATCTGCTTACGAGTTTCTTCATTTACTAAATCACTATCTAGCAATGGTTTGATGACTTCTAACATATTGGTCAACTCCTAACTTTTAGTTCTTGGATGAGTTTTAGTACTTCATCCTTTAAGTACTTCTGCACCTTAGTGTCATGCTGTGCTTCTTTGGCAATTTCTAAAACTTTATGACCATGATTCATGTTCAAAAGTCCTTCGTATATCGCCGTAGGGTAGGCATTTGGTGCCGAAGGCTGTGCCACAACATCTATTGTGACTATTTCGAATTCGCTCACCTCTCCGGTGGCTTCATTGACGTTGCCGCTTCCGCGACTGCTTACTCCCAGCTTAACACCACTGTCCAACATAGTTTTCACTAGTTGTCCCATTGGCGTTGGGAGAATCTTTAATTTACCAAATCCGTTTGGACCATCCATCCACATATTTTCTACCATGTGGCAGACTCTATCTAGGTTAACTTGTAACCCTTCAGGGTGGTCTACTTCGCCAAGCACACTATTGCCTGTTACGATTTGATCATTTAATGTTTTTACTGCCGAGGCAATCTCGTTCACAGGATATACACGTTGGTTAGCATTCTTTACCCCACCTTGTATACAAATTCCTTTCATGTACAAGTCTTTACCCTCGTTAGCAGATTCTAATACTAGATTAGCCTGTTCGTAGGTTAAGTTTTCTTGTAGTAAAGGTCTATTCATTTCCTATGTCCTTATGCTTTGGCTTTTGGTGCTGGTGAAAGTGCTTGTTTGGCTCCAGGTTTGTTTTTATTACCTGCGTCGCTAACACTAGCCTTAGGTGCTGGTTTAGATGCTTCTTCTTTATTAGCAGTCTTAATACCACCCGGTTGTTGTTTAGCAACTGGACCACTTGAACCATCGCCGCCTTCAGAAGTTACAGGAGCAGGTGTTTTTTGAGTATATTCAACAACTTCTTCTGCTTTATCTTCTTCAACTGCTTCAGCTTCTTCACCTTCGTAAGCTATTGCTTCTTCAGGTTCTACAGGAGCTTCCATGTCACCCATTTCTGGTTCCATTTCAGGCTCTTCAGCTGGTGCTTCATCTTCTTTACCAGTCATATCTTCAAATTCGCTTCTTAGATCGTCGATTGCTGTTTGAAGGTCCATAAGTTCGTCTTCCATGCGTTCAGCATCGTCGTCGTCCATTTTATCTTCTTCACTATCC